CTGTAGGGTTACGATCATTACCGGTGCGCTATTTGTTCTTGGACGAGGTAGATGGGTTTCCAGATGAAGCTGGAACCGAGGGCGATCCGGTTGACCTTGCTGTACAACGTACCGCAACGTTCAATAACCGTAAAATCTTTATGGTATCCACACCGACCATCAAGGATGCAAGCCGTATCGAGCAAGCATTCTTAGAGGGCGATCAAAGATACTTTCATGTGCCTTGCCCACACTGTGGTCATTACCAAGTGTTGCGCTGGCGCAATGTGATATTCGATCCAAAGAACCTTACTGAAGCAGTTTATAAATGCGAAAAATGCGAGGCGATTTGGCACGACTATCAAAAGGAACAAATTCTTAGAAAAGGCAAATGGATAGCAACAAACCCGGACGGGAATCCGGGTGTGGTTTCGTTTCATTTGTCATCGCTGTATTCGCCACATGGCTGGACAAGCTGGACGAGTATAGCCAGAGAATTCTTAAACTCTAAAGATGATCCGTCACGTCTGCAAGTGTGGACCAATACGAAATTGGCAGAGACTTGGGAAGACATGGCAGGTCAAGCAATAGACCCAACAAGCTTAATGGTTCGCCGAGAGAAATGGGGACCGGAACTGCCAAAACAGGTTGTGATATTGACCTGTGGTGTGGACGTTCAGGACAACCGTTTGGAATTGGAAATCGTTGGATGGGGTCGTGGCGAGGAATCTTGGTCTATCGATTACCATGTTTTGTATGGCGATCCGAGCACACCAGAGCTGTGGGCTCAGTTAGATGAAGTTCTAAGTCGCAAATATCCGCACAGTAAAGACGTACCAGACTTGCCGATAGCAGCAACCTGCATCGACAGCGGTGGTCACTATACGGATTACGTAATTAACTATTGCCACGCAAGACGATTGCATGGCGTGTTCGCCATCAAAGGTATCGGTGGGATTGGTAAACCAATATGGCCTGCGACAGCCAGTAAAAGTTACACGACCAAAAAGCCTGTGTATCTGATAGGTGTGAATGATGCAAAAGACATACTGATGCGCCGTTTACATTTGGAAGATAGTAGTGGTGCTGGTGTTTGGCACTTCCCGATTGATCGTGAAAACGAATGGTTCGAGCAGATAACGAATGAAGTTGCTGTTAAAAAACTAAGCAAAGGTCGTTTGATCCGAGAATGGACACCCCGTAAAAATGGTGTTCGTACCGAGGGTCTGGACTGCCGAGTGTATGCATACGCAGCATTGCGAGGTTTGGTGCGTAACTTCCGTTTGAATCTTGATCTTGGTGCAGACAAATTGGCCGAGATGAAGATGAAACAACAACGCAAAGCTCCGGTTATCCAACAACCAAACAAGCCTGAACCAGTTGTGGCAACTCACCCACGTGGCAGAACAGTACGCAGTCGAGGTATTGAATGACAACGATAAGAATTAAAACCTATGAAGAACAGTTGGTCGAAGTTCAAGAGGCAATCACTGCGATCCTAACTGGTGCTCAGGAAGCATCTTATAACAATCAAAAAGTTAGGAAAGCAGACCTAGGCGCATTACAAGCCCGAGAGGAATACCTGTTGAATAAGATCGCACTAAAGAAACGTGGTGGAATCCCTGTTCGTGGGGCCACACCAGTCTAAACGGATAAGCAATGAACAAGATAAAATTACCGCCACAAACATTCGTGGATAAAGCAATAGCGTGGATCTCGCCACAAGCAGGATTACGTCGTTGGCAGGCACGCACCCAGATGGCAATGCTGGGTGGTTATACCGGTGCAAGCAAAAGTCGCCGTCAAACACAGACGTGGAACCCACTCAAAGGTTCGGGCGACAATGTAACATTGGACGATTTGCCGGTGTTGCGTGACCGTTCTCGTGATCTGCTCCGTAATGCTCCGCTGGCTGTCGGTGCTGTCAGTACTATTGTAACCAACGTTGTCGGGACGGGATTGAAACCGCAGGCACACATTGACCGTAATGTATTGCGACCATATCTGAAATCTGACGAGGCGATGGAAGAATGGGAAAACAAAGCAGAACGCATATTTCAAATGTGGGCGGAAAATCGTGACTGTGATATCACACGTGGTCAAAACTTTGCAGAAATGCAAGCGTTGATTTTGCGTTCCTGTTTGGAATCTGGCGATGTGTTTGCATTACGCAAATACACAGATAGGACAGGAAACCCATTTGGAACGGCATTGCAGATCATAGAGGCAGACCGCATAGCTGATCCGTATGATATAAACGATAACATCATTGCAGGTGTAGAGATCGATGCGGACGGAGCACCAGTAGCATATCACATAGCAAACCATAACCCAGATGATTACAACAAAGGCGAAACCGAATACGCAAGGATCCCTGCGTTTGATGAAAACGGCTATCGTCAGGTGTTGCATATATTCACAAGGTTAAGACCCGGCATGACACGTGGCGTGCCATATCTCGCACCGGTCATTGAAAGTCTGAAACAGTTAGACAGGTACACCGAAGCCGAAATCATGGCGGCGGTCATATCGTCAATGTTTACGATTTTCGTAAAGACTGAATCTGAAGAGGGTTTGCAGCCGATGGTACCGATGGGTGGTAATGAGCCAACCGTTACACCACGCAACAGCGATTATAAATTATCGCCTGGTGCAATCTTGGATCTGCAGCCAAATGAAGCTATTGAAATCGCAGATCCGAAAAGACCAAACCAAGCATACGATGTATTCGTACAGTCGATATTGCGACAGATTGGTGTTGCGCTGGAATTACCGTTTGAAATCTTGATAAAGCATTTCACAGCAAGTTATTCGGCAGCACAAGCTGCGTTGGTGGAAGCTTGGAAGACATTCAGTGCCAGACGGCAATGGATGGCAAGCCAGTTCTGCCAACCTGTATACGACATGGTTATTGCAGAAGCGGTTGCGAAAGGATTCCTAGACGCACCGGGTTTCTTTGCAGATCCGTTTGTTAGAGCTGCATATCTTGGTGCTGAATGGATTGGACCACCAAGGGGTCAGATAGATCAATTGAAAGAAATCCGAGCAGCCGCATATCGAGTGGATCTTGGCGTTTCAACCTTAGAGGAAGAGACAGCTCAGATCACTGGCGGATCATGGGAAACAAAACATATACAACGTGCCAAGGAGCAGAAATTGCGAACCGAGGCAGGATTAACCGCAATCATAAATGGGGGCAACGAGAATGAAGAAAACGACGATTGATTTACAAACTATTGCTAAACATTGGGCAATAGAACCAACAGCGATGCAAGGTGTAAAGGCAACATTCAGAGAGGTCCAGTCGGGCCTTTCTTTGTTTGCCCAGAAACCCCTCATAAACACGCACACAGCGAGCATTCGAGATGGGGTGGCGGTAATACCCGTCCATGGTGTTATAACGCCACGTGCCGATGTGTTCACGTTTCTGATGGGTGGTACAGCATTGGATCTGTTGGCACGAGATTTACAGGCCGCATTAGATGATCCGGAAGTCCACGCAATCCTGTTGGATATAGACAGTCCCGGGGGCGTGGCGGTTGGACCATCTGAAATGGCGGACATTATTCACAAGGCGACACAAAAGAAACCGATATGGGCATACGTTGGCCGCAATTGTTGCTCGGCTGCATACTGGTTGGCATCAGCTACAAGCAACATAGTCGCACAAAAGACAGCATTACTTGGCAGCATCGGTGTGGTATCCAGCGTTGCGGTGCAGGAACAACCGGACTCTGATGGATACAAACAGATCGAAATCGTATCTTCAAATGCCAAGAACAAAAGACCAGACCCACGCACACCCGAGGGCGAGGCAACAATCCGTTCCGAACTTGATGCGCTGGAAGCCGAATTTATCCAATCGGTTGCCACATACAGAAACGTAGGAACAGATACCGTTAAAACAGACTTCGGTCAAGGCGGTGTAATGGTCGGCGAAGCGGCAGTCAATGCAGGCATGGCCGATGAGATTGGGGACTACGAAACAACCATCAAACAACTATCAACCAAAAACAAAGGAGAAAACAGCATGGATGCAAAGAAAGCAAAACAGGAACAACAGCCTGCCGCTATCTCAAAAGACCAGATCGCTGCCTATCGTGCCGAGGGTGCGAAAGCAGAACGTGAACGTCTTTTAGCATTGGATGAAGTAGCTGTCGCAGGTCATGAAGACTTGTTGGCAAAAGCGAAAGCCGATCCAAATATGACGGCAGAAAAGTTGGCGTTACAAATCGTAAAAGCAGAGAAAGCCAAAGGTGGCGATTATCTGAACGGTCTGAAAAAGGCCGCAAGTTCTATGCCACAGGTAAAACCAAGCACAAAGCCAGTGGCAAAAATGAGCAAGGGTGCAACACCGGAAGAACGTGCAAAAAATGAATGGGCAAACAATCCAGAAGTTCGTGCCGAATTTGGTGGGGACAAGGATGCGTTTGTTGCTTACTGCGTTGCACAGGAAAACGGGCAAGTAAAAATCCAAACCAAAGGGGAATAAGACATGGCGAAAATAACATCAAATAAAATACGTGACTTTGAAACACAGGCGGATACAAACACTGTTTCATTGGCAGCAGGTGTTCATATCTTCCAAGGAATGTTGGTCGGGTTGAATGACGGATATGCACGTCCATTCCAAGCTGGCGACAAGATTGTTGGTTTTGCGAAAGATGAAGTGGATAACACAAAAGGACAAAACGGCGAAGCCAAAGTTAATGTAAAAGCTCGCGGTAAAGTCTGCTTGGAAATCGCAAGTTTGGAACAAACCAGTATCGGTAGCGATGTTGTAGCAACAGATGACGATACGTTTGCGTTGGGATCTGACGGCGATTACTTAGGCAAAGTGTTGCGTTTGGAAGATGCGACACACGCAATCGTGGCGTTTGATTTCTTATACAACAAAGAAACCGTAGCGGAAGAAGAAACAACCGAACCGGAAACCCCAAGTGGATCAGAAACACCTGCAGGTGGTGATGACACACCATCCGGTACAGAAACTCCAAGCGGAACGGAAACACCATCTGGTACTGACACACCAAACGGTGATGATACCCCAGGATCAGATGAACCAGAAACCCCAGCTAACACAGAAGGACAATAAAAATGAATAGATTATCTTCAAGAGCCATTATCGGCGAGTTCTATAAACGTCTTAATCAGAACGATGGATTAGAATGGATAACCGCCATTTCTAACTATTTCACATCTGATCAGGACACAGAGGAATACGCATGGATCGGACAATCGCCCGTCATGCGTGAATGGGTCGGTGGTCGTCATGCTAAAGGATTTACATCCAACGGCATCACAATCGAAAATAAACACTTCGAGGCGACACTTGATATCCCAGTAAAACACTTGCGTCGTGATAAAACGGGGCAAGTAAAAGTTCGCATTGGCGAATTGGCGACAAGAACAAACAGCCATTGGGCATTGTTGTTGTCACAATTGATAACCAAAGGCGAAACAACAGATTGCTATGACGGCAAAAAGTTCTTTGCCAGCGATCACAAAGAGGGACGTTCCGGAACACAATCGAACATCGTAACGTTTGATTTGGCAAATGCTGCCATCAACGGCGAAGTCGGTACAGTGGATGCTCCAACGGAAGCAGCATTGCGTGAAGCAATCTTGGCAGGAATCCAACAGATCATTGGATTCAAAGATGACCAAGGCGAACCGATGAACGAAAACGCATCCAAGTTCTTAGTAATGGTCCCAGTAAAATTGTGGTTCGTTGCTAAAGCGGCATTGGCAGTGCCATTGTCCGTAGGTGGCGCAAGCAATCCTGTAAAGGTTTTGGCAGATCTTGATATCGCAGTGGCGGCCAATCCTAGATTATCTGACGGAGACAAAATCTATGTATTCCGAGCAGATGGGGACGTAAAAGCCTTTATCCGCCAAGAAGAAACAGCGGTTCAAGTCAAAGCCAAAGCTGAGGGGTCGGAATATGAATTCGACCACGATGCACACCAGTATGGCGTTGATAGCTGGCGTAATGTTGGCTATGGCTACTGGCAACATGCATGTTTGGTCAATATAACAAAAACAGAGTAAACAATGTTTGACTTTGATAATTTTGTAAATAAACCAAGCATGGAAATCTTCGGGCGGCCAGTTACATACCGCCCGAAGAATACTCAATATCCAGCATTCGCAATCATAGGCGATTTTCATAAAAGCTATATGGAAGTCTCACTGAATAATGCTGGTACAGATATATCATCCGCACAGATAGTTTTATTTGTGCGGTTGATAGACTTCCCAGAAAGTTATCCGAAACCATTACAAGGCGACTATGTTGAAATCTGGGGTGTTACATATCAGGTAATGAATATCGAACACCACATACCAGGATCACGCAAATTGGTATTACACGAACAATGACACACGCAAGACAAGATATTAGAGAACAGATCGCAGAACAATTGCGAACAGAATTTGCGAATGTATTCACATCACGTTCAAAGGTTTTGTTTGATCAGGATCTGCCAGCACTGTTAGTTTATACGACCAGTGAAACGGTGCAAAAAGAACGGTGGGATACAGATGGATTTGGGTGTTTGTTTCGTGATTTAGAAATTGCAGTTGAGGCGGTGGATATTGGTAAAGATGACCTTGATGACAAACTTGATACTATGGCAGAAACGATAGAAAGTTTGTTGGACGGTTGGGAAATGCCAAACCGATTAAATGCTGTCTTGAGATTCAAAAGTACAGAAACAGATATGAACATAGATGGCAACAAAATATACGGTGCAATCAAATTAACATTCACAATTACATATCAAACAGAAACACACAGCGATGAGCATTGAACAAGGAAAAGATATTTCGGAATTATTTCGTAGGGTCAATAACATAATTCGCATAGGTAAAGTAATCTCTGTCGATTATACAAAGGCAAAAGCCAAAGTAAAAATCGGCAGTTTGACGACTGATTATATGCCCTGGTTAACACCAAGTACATCTACTTGGATACCATTAAAAAGTGGTGAACAAGTAATTGTGTTATCACCAAATGGCGACTTAAGAATGGGGATGATTTTGCCAGCACTTTATCAAGATACGAAATCACCACCGGCACATGATTCAAACAAAATTACATTCAACGTTGATGTGAATCACAAAGGTAATGTGACCACGACAGGAAACATTTCAACAAGTGGAAACATAACAACCACAGGTAAAGTAACAGCCACCGGCGAGGTTGAGGGAAAAGGTAAAAAGTTATCAACACATACGCACCAGTTCTCTTACAACGCAGGCGACACACCATCAACCGCAACAACAGAACAACCGAGTTAAAAATGCAAGGTATGAACATAAACACAGGTCGCAGCATAGAGGATATGGAACATTTGCGACAGAGCATAACGAACATTTTATCAACACCGATTGGCTCACGAATAATGCGGCGAGAATATGGCAGCCGATTATTCAAACGATTGGATGCACCGCTGACAGGCGAACTGCTGGCGGAAATATATGCGGATGTCGTGGAGGCGTTATTCAGTTATGAACCACGATTTGAAGTAACCAATGTGTCGGTTGTATCGATGGACCAAGGACATTTGATATTGGATGTCACTGGTAAATATCTGGTAACCGGCGAAGACGTAACCCTAAACGGAATTGAAATACAATGAGTACAGCAAACAACACAGACATTGAAAGTTTATTGACACCGAACCACATCGACATGTCGCAACTGCCGGCACCAACGATAGTTGAGAACCTGTCCTTTGAGGACATATTCGAAGAACTGCTGGTGGATTTCAAGTCAAAGGATCCGACATACGATGCGTTGGTAGAAAGCGACCCAGTAATCATTGCGCTGGAATGTGCAGCATACAGAGAGGTCTTGCTTAGGAATAGAATCAACGAGGCAGCCAAAGCATGCATGCTGGCATATGCAACCGGCACAGATTTGGATAACCACGCAGCGTTTTATGGTCTGACCAGACAGACAGGCGAAACAGATGAACGTCTGCGTTACAGAACACAATTGGCGATGGAGGCAATAACCACTGCCGGATCAGAAAAGGCATATCTGTTTCACGCATTGAGTGCAGACCAACGAGTGAAATCAGCAAGTGTAAAATCGCCAGATGCAGGCGAAGTCCTGGTCACGATTTTATCAACCGAAGATGACGGCACACCAAGTCAAGATTTGATAGACACAGTGGAATCATATCTGAGCAGTGAAGATAGACGACCATTGACGGACCAAGTAACAGTTCAAGGTGCAGAGCTTGTGGAATACCAAGTAACCGCACAGGTATATCTGTACCTAAGTCCAAGTGTGGCAGTAACCGAACAAGAATGTCGTGATGCGCTGGATGCATACATAGCCAAGAACACAAC